GAGTTTACGGCTGAGTTTACGGCTGAGTTTACGGCTGAGTTTACGGCTGAGTTTACGGCTGAGTTTACGGCTGAGTTTACGGCTGAGTTTACGGCTGAGTTTACGGCTGAGTTTACGATAAAGTCAAGTATATTAATTGCATCAATTTTATCTTTATATCATAAAACAATTAAATACTTTATTTCCCCCCAAAGAATTATTTTACACCAGAAAAATATTTAAAGACTTGTCACCTTAGGTATACATATTAGAAGAATGGCAACAGCAATCGGCATTGATTTAGGGACGACGTATTCGTGTGTGGGGGTTTTTCAAAATGGGGTCTGTGAAATTATCGCCAATAGTGACGGTGATCGGACCACACCTTCGTATGTAGCCTTTACTTCCACGGAGAATTTATGTGGGCAATCCGCGAAATCGCAAGCGGCGATGAATACTGCCAATACGATTTACGATGCCAAGCGCCTTTTGGGTCGCAAGTTCTCTGACCCAACCGTCCAAGCGGATTTGAAAAATTATACATTTAAAGTGATTGCTGATGGCGAGGATCGGCCGCTAATTGAGTTAGAAGATGGCAAGACTTATTACCCTGAACAAATTTCAGCCATGGTTTTGACAGAAATGAAAAAGACCGCTGAGAATTATTTGGGTTATAAAGTGTCCAAGGCAGTAATTACTGTGCCAGCGTATTTTAACGATTCCCAGCGGGCGGCTACGAAAGATGCGGCGCGCATTAGCGGTTTAGAAGTGTTGCGCATTATCAATGAACCGACAGCGGCGGCCGTGGCCTATGGTTTGGACAAAAAATGCGCTGCCGAAACAAATGTATTGATATTTGATCTGGGGGGCGGGACGTTTGATGTGAGTTTATTGACCTTAGACGACGGACTGTTTGAAGTAAAAGCGACGGCGGGGGATACCCACTTGGGTGGTGAAGACTTTGATTCGCGGCTGGTCGCGCATTTTGTGGAAGAATTTAAGCGGAAAGAAAAAGTAGATATTCGTGGGAATCCACGAGCAGTGCGACGCCTCCGCACGGCCTGTGAAAAAGCGAAGCGGACATTAAGTTCGTCCTCATCGGCCAGTATTGAAATTGACGCTTTATATGACGGGCGCGATTTTTACACATCTATTACCCGGGCGCGTTTTGAAGAATTGTGTGCGGATTTGTTTCGTGGCTGTCTAGATCCAGTGGAAAAAGTCTTGCGCGATGCCAAAATGGACAAGAGTAAAGTGAACGAAGTCGTGCTCGTCGGTGGATCTACTCGTATTCCAAAGATTCAAAAAATGTTATCTGACTTTTTCAACGGCAAAGAATTGTGTAAATCCATCAATCAAGATGAGGCGGTGGCCTATGGGGCGGCAGTGCAAGCAGCGATCCTGACGGGTGATAAATCCGAATCCATCAGTAATTTGCTGCTCGTGGATGTAGTCCCCTTATCTATTGGCATAGAAACCGCCGGTAATGTGATGACAGTCATGATTCCTCGGAATACATCTATCCCGACGAAAAAATCCCAGACCTTTAGTACGTATGTGGACAATCAACCGGCAGCGACGATCCGGGTCTTTGAAGGTGAACGTTCGTTTACCAAGGATTGTAATTTACTCGGTCAGTTTGAATTGACGGGTCTGCCTCCGGCGCCCAGGGGCGTACCACAATTGGAAGTGATTTATGATATTGATGCCAATGGCATGTTAAATGTCTCGGCCAGCGACAAATCCTCCGGCAAGAGTGAAAAGATTGCGATTAAAAACGACAAAGGCCATTTGACAAAAGAACAGATTGACGCAATGATTAAAGACGCGGAGCGTTTAAAGGCGGAAGATGAACGCAACTTAAAACGGGTGGAGGCGAAAAATAAATTGGAATCGTATATTTACAACTGGCGAAACCAAATGGACAACAAGGAAATCACGGATAAGTTGGGCGAAACAGATGTCGCAGCGATAAAAAAATCGGTGAAAGACATCCAGGATTGGTTGGACACCAACATGTCTGCCTCTACGGAAGAATTTGAAGCGAAGATGAAAGAAGCCGAAGGACAATTCAATCCATTCGCCAGTAAGTTGTATGGCGGCGCCGGGCAAGCACCTTCTATGCCGGCAGCGGCTCAGGCTCCGGCTCCAGCTCCAGCAGCGGAGGAGGTGGACTGAACACCAATACCCCCAGAAGTGCGCTATCAAATAAAATGAACATACATTAAAATTCTATCTATCGATAAGAAAAAATATCGATCGCTAGAATTTCTGAAAAAAAAAGTAATTTTCAGGTCTGGCCGACTTTTTTCAAAAAAGGACATTTTTAAAATGTCCAAAAACCAAAAGTGGCTTTTAAAATGGAAAAAAAAATTTTGAAAAAAGTGGTTTTGCTTGGAGATGCTCTGAAAATCGGTTGATGGGGAAAAAATTTGTGACGATAAAAAAAATGTTTTTTTTAAAAATATAATAAAAAAAGGATTTAGGAAATTATTATATTACAACAATATACACAGAATGGTAACATATAAATCGCCGATAATTAACGATTCTAGTTTTGAATGTGACTGTTGTCATTACAAATGCAGTAAGAATAGTGAATTTATTAAACATTTATTGACAGCTAAACATATACGTAACGCATCAGGTAACACAAAAAAATCCGTAATTGAATTTACATGTAAAAACTGTGAAAAAAAATATAGATCTAGAAAGGGTTTATGGGGTCATAATAAAATATGTAAACCCGTAATTATTATGGAACCGCAAGAAAATATTATTATACAGCAAAATTCGCCTGAAGATATTAAAATGCTAACATCAATGATGGTAGAATTCATGAAAAATAATACGGTTTTACAACAACAAATGTTTGACATGTGTAAAATTAATACTAGCAACATTAGTAATAATACCATCAATTCGCATAACAAAACATTCAATCTGCAATTCTTTTTAAATGAACAATGCAAAGATGCTATGAACATTAGCGATTTTGCCAATTCGTTTGACCTCCAGTTGTCGGATTTAGAAAGCGTCGGCGAACTCGGATACGTAGAAGGGATCACCAAAATCATCGTAGACAAGTTGAATTCTATGGATATTTACAAACGACCGATCCACTGTAGTGATGCTAAGAGAGAAATCATTTATGTCAAGGATGAAAACGTTTGGACCAAGGAAGAAAAAGACAATCCGAAACTTCGGCAGGCGATTAAAAGTGTCACATTTAGAAATATGAAACTCGTGTATAATTGGAGTAATGAATACCCTGAAAGTAAAGATAACCAATCCCGATTAAATGACAAATATATGAAACTCGTAATACAATCCACTGGCGGAAATGGACCAATCTTAGAAAGTGAGAACAAAATAATTCGGCGGATTGCCAAAGAAATTGTGATTGATAAACATAATTTGTCTTGAGGTTTTTTATGTTATCTTGTTATTGATAAGATAATTATAATATAAACACATATAACTATATAGAGTATAAAGGATGCCAAAGACAGAGATTGATTATTCTAACACCATTATTTATAAAATTACTTGCAAAGATACGTCGGTGACCGATGTATATGTTGGTCATACCACGAATTTTGTTCAAAGAAAACACTCACATAAACAAAATGCGATTCATAATAACATTAACGATTGTAAATTGTATCAGGTAATTCGGGCGAATGGTGGATGGAATAATTGGAAAATGGAGATTGTTAATTTCTTTGATTGTAAAGACCATTATGAAGCTCGTAAAAAAGAGCAGGAATATTTTGAATCATTGAAAGCTACACTCAATAGCGTTGAACCATTTCCAACCCCAAATATAAATCCGCAGTATAGTTTATTAATAAACAACAATAATAAAATCATTTTCAATTGTAAAGTTTGTAAACTTAATTTTACGTCTACTAAAGCAATCAATAATCATAACAATACAAATAAACATAAAAAAAACACAGAATTAGCTGTAAATGTTACAGATGAAATAATTATTGATAATATTATAACTGAATATAAATACAAATGTTCAACATGTAATTTTAATACAATTAATAAAAAAGATTACAATAAACATTTAATTACATTCAAACATAAAAATAATATAAAAATTTTAGAAAACGCTCAAAATAATGAAGAAAATATAATAATTAAAAAAAAACAACAGTTTGTGTGTGGTTGCGGTAAATCATATTCACATCATTCAGGAAGGTCAAGACATAAGAGTATTTGTACACATGTAGAAAATATAAACCAAACGTCAAATTCAGCTGAAGAAATACATAATATGGCAAATACACTAATTGAATTAATGAAAAATCACGCTGAACTTCAAATAAAAATGAGTGAATTCATTAATAAATTAAGTTTATCTAATAACGTCTAACGCCACCCTTCACATAGGAAGGTAAATATATTTTCGCTTTATCCAAAAAAGAATCTGGCAAAGGTTCAGAAGTTGTAGAGATGTTTTTCTCACTGGGTACTACAGGTTCCGACAAAACTACCGCAGGATCAGATACTAAAACAGTTTCAACTTTAGCAGGCCCAAGCGTAGCAGCAGGCCCAAGCGTAGCAGCAGGTTCAAGCACAGCAGGCCCAGACAAAACAACAGCAGGTTCAAGCGTAGCAGGTTCAAGCGTAGCAGGTTCAAGCGTAGCAGGTTCAAGCGTAGCAGGTTCAAGCGTAGCAGGTTCAAGCGTAGCAGGTTCAAGCACAGCAGGCTCAAGCACAGCAGGTTCAATCGTAGTAGGTTCTAATATAACCGCAGGCATCTTCTCTCTTTCCGCGATTTTTAAACGGATATTTTCCTTTTCTAGAGCCTTTGCCTTTTCTTCTTTGGCCTTTGCGGCCGCTACCGGTTCAATAATTTCACCCAAGTCACTTTCTCCCATTTTAGAATCTATAATACTTTGCAGTTCCATCGCTTGCACTTGAGTGGTGTCCTTGATTTGATTTTCCACAATCGCCTCAAAAATCTCTAGCCCCTCCAAAAAGTCTTCTTCGCATTTAATATATAAATTCACAATGATTTTCCGGGTCTCCTCCACAATCTCCCCCAATTCTTTTTCCGTCAAACCCATTCTTATCGTGACTTCCCGCGCCTTTGAAACAGGGTTCACGTTAAATACAAAGATCCGGTCAATAATCGCCAATAACTTCGTCTGATTGGCTTCGGTAGTTTTCATCATTTCGGTTATATGATCCGCATAAGTCTTGAACAGTTTATCTTTCACTGTCCCTTTATAAGCCGTCGTATAGACCCCGTTAGGTTGACAGCCTTTGCTTAAATGATATGCCTTTAAAGGAATATCGCTAAAGGTGGTGACCTCCGCAGGCACATCATCCTTGCCGGAAAACAGCTTGTAAAAAGTCTGAACATCTTTTAAATAAATGGATTTCATATCAACTTCGTCTTTTTTCAATTCCTCTTTTGTTTTAAACCCTGTAAAACCGCCACGGTCATAATCGTATTTGTTATAATAAAGCGTCATTAATTCCGGTATCCCCGGTTCAGTTGCCAACGTTCTCGTTTTATTCGTACCCGATTCAAGATTCATTTTGCAAAAATTCGGCTTGACAACGATAGTTTCACCCGAATAATCCTGATTGTTCAAGAGTGCATTTAAACGGTTACTACAGATATTATTGATTTTGACTTTGACATCAGACCCCTTGGGAATGAGTTGTTTTTGTTCCAATCCCACTTCTATTTCGCCTTCGCCGCCAGCTTGTAAAGTTGAAGGCATAGTAGAAGGCATAGTAGAAGGCATAGAATTAGCCGAAGGCATAGAATTAGCCGAAGGCATAGAATTAGCCGAAGGCATAGAATTAGCCGAAGGCATAGGCATAGGCATAACATTTTTATTACCTGCTTCGCCGTTATAGACATAATTCGGCTTAATCGTAGTGACAATCGCCGCATAAATATGTGCAATCTTTACATAGTATTTCGCAATACCGATACATAACCGCCTTTTATCCGTCTCTACTTTCACATCTAAATTCGCCAAGTCACTTTTGTTGATGATTTTCACTTTATCATTGGCCATTACATTAATTTCTTGGCCATCTTTCGTCCGTTGCGCTAAATACTCTATTTCAATATCACTTAACTTATTTGCAAAGACTTTGGACGTAAGAACGACGAGTTTATTACAGTATTTCATATCCGATAATTTGCGCATGTCTTGGAAATTCTGTGTCAAGATATAATTTGAGGCAACAAAATCCACAATTTGCTTCAAGGATTTATTATTAGTATTTGTATCGGTAGTTTGTGCATTGCCCATTTTATATATACACTTTTTAAAAAAAGTGTGGCAAAAACACAACCTTTTAGAAAAAGGTTGGGCCAAAACTCAGGTGCGAATTTACAATCAATGTGGGACTGCATTTACACATAATTTAGGTTGTATTTTGGCCCAACCTTTTTCTAAAAGGTTGATAAAAGGTTGAACCAAAACTCAGGTGTGAATTTACAATCAATTTGGGACTGCATTTACACATAATTTAGGTTGTATTTTGGCCCAACCTTTTTCTAAAAGGTTGTGTTTTGGCCCAACCTTTTTCTAAAAGGTTGTGTTTTGGTCCAACCTTTTTCTAAAAGGTTGTTAAAAGGTTGTGTTTATAAAAAAATTGAATTAATAACATCTCTCTATACTAATTTACAAACACTAAGCATGTCTGTCAGCGCCAAGCCCACTGCCAATAAGCACAATAAAAATAAAACCAAGCGTAACAAGCAAGAACAGCAAGTTAATAAGAAGCTTTTATGGGATAAATTTGAAGAAGAAGTGGTGATAACCGTCACCGATTCAGCAGCAGCGGCAGCGCCACAAGCAGAGTCCCTTATTGAATGTATCTTTCGGGTCTCTGGTGAGCGAGAGAAGTGCGACTGTTGTGCCTACGCCTTATTTGTCACTGACGAAGGTTTCCTGGCCTGTACCAATAAAGAATGTGGCGTGATTTATACCGACATTATTGACCAAGGTGCCGAATGGCGGTTTTACGGGGCCGATGATAACCAGAGTGGCGACCCCACGCGCTGCGGTATGCCGACGAATCCCCTCCTCAAAGAGTCCTCCATCGGCTGCAAAGTCATCTGTCCACCAAAATCCAGTTACGAAATGCGCAAAATCCGCCGCTACAACGAGTGGCATTCTATGCCGTATAAAGAAAAATCCCAGCATGATGAATCCCAGCGGATCTTACTACTCGCAAATCAAGCCGGCATTTCTAAATGTATCATTGATGATGCGATGCGGTATCACCAGAAACTCTCCGAGGCAAAATCGTTTCGGGGCTTGAATCGCGAAGGTATTATTGCTGCGACCATTTATATTGCTGCGCGACTGAATAACTGTCCACGGACGGCGAAAGAAATTGCGACGATTTTCCATCTAGACAATACCAGTGCCACAAAGGGTTGTAAAAATGCGATGGCCATTATTAATGAATTGGAACAGGAAATGAATACGGAAGACAAAACCAGCTTGTGTAATACTACACCTGTATCGTTTATTGAACGTTATTGCAGTAAATTAAATATTAATAATGAATTGACCAAAGTGTGTAAGTTTATTGCGATGCGCATAGAGAAAAACAATTTGATACCGGAAAACACCCCACATTCTATTGCGGCCGGCATCGTGTATTTCGTCTCTCAGGAGTTTAATTTAAGCGTCAGTAAAAAAAGCGTAAACATGGTGAGCGAAATCAGCGAAGTGACTATTAATAAATGTCATAAGAAGTTGGAATCTTTGAAAGAACAATTGATACCACAGGTGATACGGGATAAATATCACACAACCTTTTAAAAACACACCTTTTGGGAAAAGGTGTAACCAAAAATCACAATAAATTCCCAATAAATTCACAATAAATTTGAAATAAAAACGGGATAAATTTATAAAAAACTAATAATTTTTTATAAATTTAATTTTAAATTGACATTTTTTTTAAATTTGAATTTCATTATAAATTAAACCCTGAATTTATTGTGATTTTTGGTCCAACCTTTTTCTAAAAGGTTGTTGCTAAAAGGTTGTTTCTAAAATTCATCTGGGCCTCAATAAACGCCTTATTCTCATAAAGGCAGAATTTAACGAGGGTATCTTGCATTTCATAAATGTCTTTGATATAGATCCTGGCTTTAATTGCCTCGGTCAAAGCCTCACTATCACAAACGTCCGCTTCTTCAAGTTGTAAGCATTTTTTACAAGCCATCATATATTTGTATTCCAATTTATGGCGTTTCGCCAATTCATATTCGTAGTCTCCGGGTTCAGCCATTTTTATCTTGTATCTTGGTATTTGAATCTATCTTCTAACCATAAAATAGATTCAATTTTTATATAAGTTTTAATTTTTGATTGTCAATACAACCGTATTAACAACTATATTTGTAAAGGTAGAATTACCATCACCGCCTGCCCAGACACTAATGTAATGTGTACCAGCCGCTAAATTTGTAACTGTCGCAAAACCACATAAATTTACACATTCTGTATTTGTTACCGTTCCGTGAGAACCTGCTATATAATCATCACTTGATGAACCTGTCAAAGTTACTGGCGCTGTTCCAGTCTGTAAGTTGTTACTTAATAGGGCGGTTTGATCAATTGTTGTAGATATACCCAGTGTAGTTGTCATGCGATGGTTATCGCCGGCAGCGCCAAGCACTATATTATAATGTATCAAAAAAATTTCAGCTGTATTTATTACATTAAATGACGTTTGATATAATCGTACAGCAGTGTTGTTAATAGTATTCGTAAGTGTATTGACATACGGTCCAGAATTACCCGCAATGTAACTTATACTTGAACCTGTATTACCGCCTGATCCAGTCATACCTACTGCACCTGTGTCGCCTCTTGCACCTGTGTCGCCTACTGCACCTGTCGGCCCTACTGCGCCTGTGTCGCCTCTTGCACCTGTCGGCCCTACTTCGCCTGTGTCGCCTCTTGCACCCGTGTCGCCTCTTGCGCCTGTGTCGCCTTTTGCACCTGTTGGACCTACTGCACCTGTGTCGCCTCTTGC